ACATTTTCTTGCTCGGCGTTTTCTTCGTCGAGCGAAAGCTCCTCGTAAAGTTCCTCGATGCTGCCAAATTCCAAGAGCTGCGCGATTCTCCTGGCAACCTGCGGATTCTGTGCCATGACCTGAAAGTAACCGCTGTTCATCAGCCGGAAGATGAATTCCTGCCTGGCGATTTTGTTTCCGGGGAGGGCACTTCCGGGCTGGACGAGCACCTGGGAGCAGTCGCCAAGATCGGTGTTCATGAAGCTGAAAACTTCCTGAACCCGCGTCCGGCCAAGCATGGCGAACATCCGCGGCTCGGTGTAATGATCCTTCATTAGCTGCAAAACTCTCATGCCCCATAGCGCAAGTCCATCTTCAATCCCGGAAGCGGTCGGGCCAAGCCGGGTGTCGTCCTGCTCCTGAAGGTACGCAATGGCCAAGCCGGAGGAAACGTTTGTCGGGACGCTTCCCTTGCTCGTCTGGTGTTGACCGGAAACCGTTTCAAATTCAGTAGTTATGACGTTCAGCATGCCCATCATGTGAGAAGGCAATCCAGGCGGGGCCATTTCCTTTGGCGGGCCAAGGTTCGGATCGTAGTTGATGATTTCCAGCGCGTCGTTTGTCTGCACCCGGCCAACAGAACCGTTCGGGGCGTAAACCCTGATGTTCCCGTGCATCTTGATATTCTTGGCGACCTGGGCGCGAATCGAGTTGTAATCCGCTTGGAGCGCCTGAAGCTGGCTCACGGTGCTTGCCCCAACGTCCGCCCACGGCATGTCCGCATCCTGAAACTTGATAAACGGATTCCAGTGGGCCAGGTCGGCGTCGTATGGCAATTTGTCGTGTAGCTGTAGAATCACGCCGTTGCTTATCGTGACGTGCCGGCCACGGGGATAGGCCGCAGTGGGCCGGACGAAGCATTCAACCACGTAGGCGCCCTGCCGGCGCGTCCTGCGGGCAAACGGAGCAGGCTCCAGAGGCCCCGTGAGCGAGGTCAACAGCTCCTCAAACGTGCTGAAAACCGCGCTGGCCGGCTCTGGCTTGACGTATCCGCCCCATTTCGGGTAGGCGTGGGTGATGTATTCCAGGTCGCGGTACTTCTTCCGGAACACGATTTCGGCCTCTTCCGGGTCTTTTACGCCCGGCCGCCACATGAATACCTCAAACGGGCTGACCACGTCGGTGTCAACGTCTCCCAGGTAAACCGCGCGCATCTGCGGCTGGCCCATGTCGTCCAGGACGGGCATTTCAACCTCATCCTCAACGGTCATCGCGACGCCATCCGGGCCGATTTTTGGGTTTCCTTCCTCGTCCAGATCGGGACGGGATACATGCTGCCGCTCCATCATGGGTAAATTCGTGATCTTCCCGCGCATTTTTGACCAGTACGGGAATAGGTACGCCTCATTGCAGACGAACATCCAGAACAGCATCCGGCGCGTCTTGTACCCCATGCGCTGGCTGATCCAGTGTGCTTCGAGGGCGCGGTCGCTGACCCGGGCCGCATCCTTGGCTTGCTTGGTGTTCGATGCTGGAACGGTGAGCAGCCGCGGCTTGTTCTTTGTGACCTTGGCTATTGACGTGCGAAGTATTGGAAGTATCTGATTGACAGAGGTTAAACGCCGAAAGTACCCTCTATTGTTGAATGGCTGTTGTAGTCCGGTGACGGTGGCGATTGAGCGGAACCACGCCTTGTGCCGCGTGTACATGAAGATTTCGGATTCCCGGAGCCGCTGGCGAAGCGTGGCCGCGAGGAGTCGAAATTCTTCCGATTGGTCAAGCTCTTGGTTGGGGTTTTCGCTTCCGCTGACAACATCTCTCTCGTGGTTGAATCCAAAATCGGCTGTTTCGGCGTTGTTCTGTTCGCCATTATGGGCGGCAAGCATTCACGGCTCCGGCAAAAAGCACCCATATTTCATGTAGAGAATCTACAGGCATGCAGAAAATGCCCATAAAGTACCCATGAATACTACATGGTATCATTAAAAGAATACCACATGGATTGCCGGACTCAAGTAAAAAAACATTAGTGAATTACATCGGGCAGGAAAACGCTGAAAAAGAAAACCCGCCGAAGTGTGCGTGCCTTTCGGCAGAGGCCCGGCGGGTGTGCGCGGATTTATTTTCTTCTAACGAGTTCATTCATGCGACGAAAAAATCTCGCGCATGATGAAATTGTTGGCCCTACAGTCATCCGCCTTCCACAGTTCGAGGCTTATCAATGACGTGTAGCGTATGCCGTTCTGCCAGTCCATGATCTCGCCCACGGTCGTTTCACGGGTCACGCGAAGGAATGAAGAGCATCGCTCCCAGTCATCCGGCCCCACCTGCTGCGTAGCCCGAAGATGGGCCAACAATGGGGTGGACTCTATTGCCACCCCGCCATCGGTTTTCTTAGTGTCCATCGGTTCCTTTCCGGGGTGGCAAAGAGTCACCCCTTGCGTTATACGCCATCAATCCGATTCCGAGCAATCTCAAAGTATTTTGGGTCTTGCTCTATCCCGATGAAGTTGCGCCCTGTATTCAAGCAGGCTATGCCCGTAGTCCCGCTGCCCATGCAGTTATCCAGCACCGTGTCGCCGTCGTTGGTGTAGGTACGGATAAGGTACTCACACAAAGTCACAGGTTTTTGGGTCGGGTGAACCGACTTAACACTGCTCCCCGCATTGCTCATCGTAATAATGGTTTTCGGATACCACTCATCATAAACCTTGTTCGTTGGTGCATTGCTTACACCGCCCATTATCTCAGTGCGCGCATATTCGGTTGTCTTGCGCACCTCAATTTTATTGGGTGGGCGCTTTACCATTTGTGGGTTATATGTCGGCGCATTGGCGTAAAACACAGATATGCACTCGCTCTGTGCCATTGGGCGCTTCTTGGCTACCAGATGGCCCCTTGCCGTCACTTTATCCCACGTCCAGTCGTAGCGGTATTGCTTCAGGTTGCTCACGCGCATCAAGCTGCTGAAAGGCTCAGACCCAAACAACACAATCGCCCCGTTAGGTTTAATCACGCGCTTGTATTGCGCCCATAGAGGCTCGAACGGTATCACCGTGTCCCACTTACAGGCGGTCGTTCCGTATGGCAGGTCGCAAATTATCGCATCCACGCTACCAGATGCCATGCCGCGCATCACCTCAAGGCAATCCCCGCAGTACAGTGTGGCGTTTCCGATAATCACAGGTTGCATTGTATCTCCAAGTTAAAATCGCATAACTTTCCGCTCCAGCGCGACGGCGCAAAAGCGCGCCGCGCCTGAGCTAGGCGTTGTCGTCGCTCATTCCGCATCATCCTTTTCTGGAACAGCCGCCGTGGTCAACGCCGCGCGCCCGGCCCAAGCGTCAAGCTGATCCTCGAAAACCTTGTCGCTGTCGTCTGGTTTTTTTTCTGTTATGCCAGTAGCAACAGAAGCGGGTGACGGCTGATTCAGTTCATGTAAATGCCTGGCGTGAACCCTGTCCATCGCCCGCTCAGAAATGTTTACCACCGCGTCGCGGCATTCCCGGTTTGACGCGATAATTTCCCGAAGCGCCCAGTAAAACGCGGCGCAGCCAGTGAAGCAGCCGAGGGCGTAGGAAATCGCAATGGCCGAGCCAAGCGTAATCGTGATATGATCCATCAAAATTTCTCCTTTAGTACCCTGTCAAGGACTTCCACGAAAACATTGTCCGGGACGCAAATCCCGCGAAATCCGCGCTCTTTCAAATCCTGCTGAACCCAAATCGTGTTTTCATCATAACGCGAAACCGCGAAATCGCCAACGGTTATTTTCGTTTTTTGCCGGTCGTCGAGCGTCATGTTTTTACCGATACCTTTTTAATAATTTCATACATGCGACGAAAAAATTTCGCGCATGATGAAATGTTTATGCAAAAAAATGGGAGGCGCTCGTCTTTCCTGCAAATAGTCTCGATTTCCTCAAATGAGGAGAAAGGAGGCTGTCGTGAGCAACATGATTGCTCGCTTCGTGCAGGGGCGGCGTTGTCCTTGGCGTGAAAGCGATATTGTCAAATGCGAAATGAGCTTAGCCAAAGCTCGCGTTATTTAATATCACGGAGAGCCAACTCCGAAATCAAGGATTGATATTAAATGACAGTTTCGCAAAAGACCATGTTCCGCGGTTCTGCCAAGGCTGCCGATTAATTACCGGCATGGCGAACTTGCAGGCGGCTCCTGCAACTCAACCAGCGCCTCCCTTTTTTATTTCAATGAACAATAAATTGCCTAACAACCGGTTACAGCGGACAGCGCTAACGCGCCGCCGCTGAACCGGAGCGTTGGGTGAAAAAGTGCACGACATATCAATGGGAAGTTTCATCATTGGATTACTTCTGCTTCTCGTTGCATTGATATTCAAAAAAACGCTTGAAGTTGTGGCGCTCAAGGCCGAGAATCATACGCTCCTCGATAAAATCTCCCAACTTGAAAAATGGAATCAGGAAAACTTGAATGGATGTCGCGCAGCCAATAATGATATATATGGAAAAACAAAAAAAACAGAAAATGAAATCAACGAAGGCTCCTTCCGTATATTGAAATTTCTTTTTGACAGAAACAGTGCTTTTTACGCCAAAGACATTTCCGGTCGCGTCGGAATTAAGGAATCTATTGTCGAAGGACATTGCTCATCTCTCCTTCAAATGAAATTTATTGAACAATGCAACATTCCTGTTAATGACGAAACGCGAAAATATATGATTTCAGATAACGGAAAAATACATATCATGAATCACCCAACAACGCCATGCAACCGAGGCGCTGCCGCGCCCGGTTGATGGCGAGCGTTATGCGGAAAGGAAATGATCATGTACGCCATCGTAACGTTCGATATGCAATTTGGACGCGATGCTTCAGACACGATAAAAGGTAAGCTCGAAGAATTAACGATACGACATGCGTCATGCCAAAGAGTATGCGCAAATGTCTATGTAATTCCGCTGGATACGCATGGAGCTGCTCTTTTCGAAATGATTGATGCTCTTGATACTTCTTATATTCGAGATTACAAGATTGCGTTTCTTGAAGGTTGTCCATTGTTCATCTCCAGAAAGATTAAATCCGCATAACAACGCCATGCAACCGATGCGCTGCCGCGCCCGGTTGATGGCGAGCGTTAAAATTCCTCAACCTGCGAGGCCATTTCCTGAAATTCCCGCGCCTCTTCCTTGGCCTGCTCCACTTCTTCCGGAGTGTCGCCCCACTCAAAAACGCCCATGTCGCCATCGCCGGTCTTGTATTCTTTTTGTCCCGAGCCAGCGCCTTCGACTCCGCCGGTGCCGTACTTCTCCAAAATCATCCGGTCGCGCAATTCCCACGCTCGCTTTGAAACCGGGTCGAGATTCTTTCGCATGGCCTCGCCGGCCGAAAGCGCCTCGTAGCTCCCGCTGGCCTGAGAAACGAACTGCGTGCCGTGCCAGGCGAGCGCGATAGCAATAATCCGGTCATCGTTTGAACCGCCCGAAGCCCTCGGCTGGCCGTCCGCGCACCGCACGAATTTGCACATTTCATCCCGCAGCCCGCGCGAAACCACAAACAGCCAGTCTCGCTTGAACGCCACGCGAATATCGGACATCAAAACTGGCCGCGTCGAAGGCCCGGTGAAAAACCCGAGCCGGTGCTGCATCTGCTGCGTCTTGGCGTCCAGGTGGCGCCGCGAATAAATATTCGTGTACTGCTTAAAAACGTTGCGGTTCACGGGGATACCGAAAATATTGCTTTCGATCACCATGAACGCCTTGTTGTAGAAGTTTGCCAGCTTGACGCATTCGTCCGCGGATTCCTGCTCGTCCCAATCGGCGCGAAGTTCCGCAACCTGGGCGGCGCGGTAATGCTTCTCGCCCTTTTCCGGCGGCATGACGCGAAGCACTTCAACCACGGTCGGGTCGCTCTGGCGAGATCCGTCTTGGCATTGGCCAGAGGCCGTGTCAACCCCGATAACATAGGTTGAGCCAGGGCGGGGCAACTCCCAAATTAGCCGTTCGTTTCGCTGCGCCATTTACGCCACCGCCGAGTTCTTAACCAGGTCGCTCCACCCGAATGCCGGCTCGCAAACCCGCTTCGAGATAACGTCCAAAACTTCAATGTCGAAAAATGGGTCGCCGGTCAAGTCAATAAACTCCCCGAATTTTCGAGACATCAATTCCCGATCCGTGTAGAACCGCGTCAGGTTGTCCTTCTCGGATTTGGAAATGTGCGGGTTTTCCTCCATCGAAATCTTGAACTCGTCAACCAAGTCGGCCAGTTCTCCGCTGCGCCGCTTCGCAATGTAGTCGTGATAAAGATACGTGTACCCCTTGAGTGGCGTCAGCGTGTTCAAAACAAATCCCTTGTAATCCAGCGTGCGGAAAAACGTCTCGACGAATACCTTGCGCTTGACTTCCTCGTCAATCCACGCGCCGTGAATCTTCGCGCCGGTGAACTTGTCCTCTCCCTGCTCCTCGGACTTCATGACGAATTTCGTGCCGTCCCGAAGCTCCAGCCAATTTTTGTCCCGCGTTGGCCAGCGGGCGACAAGGCTTTTCGGAATCCATTGCCTGAATGCCGGTATTACCGTTTCGTCATGCGCACTATTAGAAACAGTAACACACCAGAAAGAAAATGGAGGTTTCCATCCCATGATCCCGTTGTAGTACGGATGTTTCTCGCGGGCGATCTGAATCATCTTGATTGCGCCGAGCGAAGTTTTTCCGCTGCGGTTTCCACCAAGCAACACCTGTATTTTTTTGCTACTCAAGTATGCGTCCTTCTGCTGCCCGTGGAATTTCACAAAGTCAACTGGCGCACCCTCCTTGCAACTCGCCGCCTCATCCAAAATCTCAAGCAACTCGTTCCGCTTTTCCGGCGGCAACCCCTGGACGAACGCCGCCCGCTCCTCTGGCTCCACCCCCAAAACCGCCTTGAGGAATGGTGTGCCAGTTGAAACCGCCGCCTGAATCTTCGCCCGCGCCGCGTCAAAGGCGTGCTTCCGCCCCAGCAAAAGCGAGGCGACCGCGTTCTCGAAGATGGTGTTTGAATCACCCACGTCGTTTCCTCTCGGCCCCGAGCCGCTTCGCGAACCCGCCATCATCCGCCGCGTATCGCGCCCGCATGGACGCCTCCGCGTCGGCCCTTGACGTTGACGACCCAACCACCTTCCCGCTGTCTTTCAAGACGATTTTGAAAGGGCGCGGGCCGCCTTGCTTCTTGATTTCGTATGGCATGCGTCCATATCCTTTGAGATGCGCTTCGACTTGCGACAAAACTGCGGGCATATTTTCGCGATCTTGCACCGCATCCACTCGTCAGGAGAAACGCAAACGGCCTTCTTGGACATCGCTAATCCTTCGTCAGCCGCCCGCATTTCGTGCAGCTCACCATGAGCGCGCCCTTCGCCGTCTTTCCGCGGACATTCAAGTCGTGCCGCCCTCCGTTCGGGCAGTCGGCCATTTGAAGCGTCTGCATCGTGCGGGCATTGTCGTCGCCCGGATAGCGGGCCGCCTCAACCCCCATCGGAGGGGGCGGCGCGAACTCCGACAGCCGCGATTCCGGCGCCGTGTCCGTGGCCGCGACAAAAATCCCTTCTGGTTCACGCGGAACCGGACGCGCGTTGCCAGACGAAGACGCATTCTTCTGATAATCCTTGCTCATTTCAAACCCCCTTAATAGGAAATAATTCACCGTGACATTTCGCACAGAAAAAAAACGTCTTTTTGTTGAGCACTTTCACCTTCATCACCCGAGCCGAACGCCATTTCCGGCAGCAATAGCACCGCCGAACCGTGTTCCCGCACGGGTTTTCAATCGGAGGCGTTTCTTTTTCCCACAAGCACTCTAAAAGGGCGTGACTGATCTCATTCAATGCTGAACTCCGCATCCAAAATGCTCTCCGCCGCCTCGTCCGCACGCTTCAAAACCGCGTTGATCGTGACGTTGTTCGTGATCTGAACCGGCCCTTCCCCGGCGTACCCAAGCCCCTTCGACGCGATTTCAATGAACTTCGCCACGCAGCTCCACGCACCTTCCTTCTCCGCCCCGTCCATGCACCGCCGCGCGCGAGCCGCAAGCCCCTTCTCATCCAGCCCCTCTTCACGGTACGCCGATTCCAGCTTGTTCGAGATTTTCTTGAGCTGCGTC